TTACTGTTGTAATGCATGACATAGATCTTGGCCCTAGTGATGATGATATTGAGAATATGATTACTTGGTATGAGCAGTATGAAGAATATGAGAAGTGTGCAGAGCTTCAGAAGGTTTTATCTAAATGAAATGGTTGATTGCACTTTTATTCTGCATTGGAATATATCAAAACTCTTTTGGTCAAGAGTGCAGTCCGTACAGAACACCTAAACATTGGGAATTAAGTAAAGCTAAATCAGGGGCTATTGGTTATGTGGCTTGTTTGCATGCTAGAGGTGTTGTTGCTGAAGTTGGTTATGATAATGTCTTTATTGGTGTATTAGCAATGGGTAAAGGGCATCATGGTGCTACCTACTCTTTCCTGCAATATGAATTTGCAATTCGCGAATCAAGAATCTATGGTGGCCCTGTATATAGATTAAACCATGATCCCACTTTAATAATAGGTAGAGTTGGTGGAGATTTAAAACTTTTTAGTAGAGTGTATGCAACCGCAAGCATATTACAAATCAATCGTAATCTAAACTACTTACACGTAGGTTTAAAAATAGTCATTTAGTAATAACCGGTTAAACTTTTTGTATTTAAACTTAAATTTGTATATATTTGTTAAACATTAAAATTAACAAGTATGTCACAAGAAAATCAACCCGTAGAACTTTCTAAAGAAGAACTACAAAAACGTAGAGAAGAAATCACTGCTTTTTACAAAGACAACATTAAGCATCTTAAAGTTCAAAAAGAATATGAAGAACTATTAAGAGATGTTGAAAAGGCACGTGCAGAAAGGTTACAAGCACAAATGTTTTTAGCACAAGCGTATGCAGCTAGTGAAGAAGGAGAACAAGAAGGTGAACCTAAACAATCATCAGAAGCTAGAGCTGATTTTGAAGCTGCAATGACTGCAGTCAATGAACCAAAAAGTAGAAATCTTAAAAGAAAATAGTTATGGAAATGTTAAAAGAAGGCTCAAAAGGAGCAGAAGTAAGAAAACTTCAACAACTATTGCAAATAAATAAGGATGGTATTTTTGGACCAGCTACTAAAAAAGCTGTTATTAGATTTCAGTTAGGGCGTAACCTAAGAGCAGACGGTATTGTAGGTAATGAAACATGGACTCTTCTATTAACCAGTGGGCCTGAGTTAGAAGCTATTGATGAAGACACTGATTTAATGGAGCAGTATTTTACAACCCCATTTAATCAAGTTATACATAGACACTACTTACCTGATGGGGAATTTATAAAAGGTCCTGTCACAAATGATTACATATTCATACATCACACCGCTGGTTGGAATAACCCTTATAAAACAATTGATCATTGGGGTAGAGATAAAAGAGGTAGAGTAGCAACTGAATTTGTATTAGGTGGTCAGAAGGTCACAAATAGTGATAATGAGTATGATGGTGTTGTTGTACAAGCATTTCCTGAAGGAGGTCAAGGATGGCATTTAGGTAAAACTGGTTCTGGTTTTATGAATCGTCACTCTGTAGGTATTGAAATTAATAATTTTGGATATCTTAAAGAAGGAAATAAAACTTATGCAGGACAAACTGCAAATGAAACACAAGTATGTAGATTAGATGAACCCTTTAAAGGTTTTTTAAATTGGCATAATTATTCTGAAAAACAAATAGAAGCTTTAAAGCTATTATTATTATTTATAGCAGAAAGAGATAACATTGACTTACGTATTGGTTTAGTTCAATGGATAAAGAAGTATGGTCCTAACAAAGCATTTGAATATCAAGAAGATGCATATTATGGTAAAGTTAAAGGTCTCTTAACACACACAAATGTTAGAAGAGATAAGTTTGATTGTTATCCGCATCCTGACTTGATTGATATGCTATTAAGTTTATAAAGATGGCAATAGTAAATAAAGTAGATCAAAAAGCTAGAGTTGATATAGATACAACAATCCAATATCAAATAGTAACTTATTGTTTTTTTAATGATATTCAAATAAGTAACTCTGATTTAAAGTGCTTAGCTGAATTAGCTAAAAAAGAAAAGGTGGAACTTACTTTATTTTGTAATGACGTGACTGATTTGGGGATTTTTAAAAGTCCTCAATCAGCACGTAATGCAATTACAAAAGCAAGTAAAAAGAATCTTGTTATAAAAGACGGGACTAATAAAAAGAAAATATATATAAATCAAGATCTTAATGTACAGACAACAGGTCCTGTTTTATTAGACTATAAAATATTGGGCATTGAAAGCTAAAAGCTATAATAAATTTAAAGAGGATATAGCATCTGAAGTTGGGGTACACCCTGATCTAGTGGATGAGTTTATTACTTTTTATTATGCTAAGCTTAGAAGAAATCTATCTAACCTTACGTACCCATCTATTACAGTAACAGGTCTGGGGACATTTAAAATTAGAAAGAAAGCCTTAAATAATTCTATAATTAAGAATAAAAGTATTTTAGGTAATCTTGAAAAACAGACATACAAAGGTTATGAAAAACACATTGCAGTATCTCAAAAATTAAAGGAGTTAGAAGAAATGCAACGTATGATTAATGAAGCTGAAAAAGAAAGAAACAATTTTAGAGAAGAAAAAAAATGAATTTAAAAAAACTAATTAATGCATTCAAGAACCTTGATCAAATTAAACAAGGTATATTAAATACTATTTTTACAAATAAAGAAGTAGAAATAATTGCAGAAGAAAGATTTAAAATTTGTTTGGATTGTGAACATCTTGATAATCAAGGAAATAACTGTTTAGCTCCTGGAACTCAACCATGCTGTTCTGAATGTGGTTGCAGTTTAAAATTTAAAACAAGATCATTATCATCAAGTTGTCCTAAAGAAAAATGGAATGCTTGGTTAACAGAAGAACAAGAAGAAAAACTAAATTTATAATTATGACAAAAGCAGAAATAGTACATGATCTATTATTATATAATATGATCACACCAGAAGCAGCCGTGGTTTTATTAACACCGGAAACAAAACCAACTATTAATGAACCTATTGTAAAATGGGTTACTACAACTACGTAATATGGCAGTAATATTTAAAGAAGAAGGTCATGTATATGAAAGCAGTGACCAAGAGAAAATAGAGTGGACAAGCGTTACATCATTTATAGGAAAATTTAAACCCAAATTTGATGCAAAAGCTCAAGCTAAAAAGTCAGCTAAAAATAAAAGATCTAAGTGGTATGGTATGACTGAAAAAGAAATACTAGGTGCTTGGGAATCTGAAACAGAAAGAGCAATTGGATTAGGAAACTGGTATCACAATCAGAGAGAAGCAGATATGCTTGACTTTAAGACTATTGAAAGACATGGTGTTGAAGTACCTATCATTAAGCCTTTAGTTAATGAAGATGGTGTTAAAACAGCACCTGAACAGAAATTAAAAGATGGAGTATATCCTGAGCATTTTGTTTATTTAAAATCTGCTGCTTTATGCGGTCAAGCTGATTTAGTGGAGATTGTAAATGGATATATTAATATTACAGATTACAAAACCAATAAAGAAATTAAAGAAAAAGGTTTTACTAATTGGGAGGGTATAACATCAAAGTTATACAATCCAGTGGGACACTTAGATGATTGTAATTTGAATCATTATAACTTACAACTCAGTATTTATGCGTATATTATTAAAAAGCACAACCCTAAATTAAAGATAGGAGATTTAGTTGTACAACATGTTAAATTTAAGCAAGTAGGTACAGATAAGAATGGATATCCAATTAATGAATTAATAAATGGGGAACCTGTAATTGAAGAAATAAAAATGTATAACCTACCATATTTAAAAGATGAAGTCAGAAGTCTTATGATGTGGCATAAAGATAATATATAATGGAAACACCACAAATATTTCAAAGCATTCAACTAATATCAGTACAAGAGGTATCTTCTGATGGTACCCCAATTACTGTCACACGTAACGTTAATACTGATATTGTAGTTGATTTAAACAAAGTTGTAGCTTTTCAGCATTATGTAAATCCTAACACAGGTACTATAGACGGTTCAATAACACAAGTAAATGTTGAAGGTTCATTTGATGTAAAATTAATAAAATTACCTTTTATTGTATTTAAACAATTTATAGACGCTTTATGATAGTAAGACTTTTTGATATACAGAATGGTAAAGTAATACCAACAGAACATTGCTACACATTAAAGTTTTTAAAAGATTTAATGGAGGAATATCCAGATACATATATGACTGTATATCAGTATTTATTTTATATGTCTTGCCCTAATCCAGATTTAAATCCTTTTTTTAATTTACCTGAGCATGAAAAAGAAGATATTATAATTGAAGAGATTGGTCTTGAGGAGTCTACTGAAGATTCTAAAATAAGATATTCTTTAGAGATGGCAAGAAAACTTTATGAAACACCAACTTACAGAGCTTATGTTGGTATTAAGTCAATGCTTGACAGATTGGCTAGATATATGGAAACAACAGCAATTGAACACGGTAGAGATGGAAATATAAATTCTATGGTAAATGCAGCTGCTAAGTTTGAGCAAATTAGAAACTCTTATAAGGGAGCCTTTAGTGATATGAAAGATGAACAAGAAAGTTCAGTTAGAGGTGGTGCAGGATTAGCTTATGATCAATTATGATAAATGATATTAAAAAAGAAAAGTGGGTGTTCTGTTATTGGGATGAACCTGTAAAATTAAAATCAAATAAAAACAACAATGCAAAAAGTAAAAATTATCCCAGTGGGGAAAAAAGTTCTAATAAGAGCAAAAGAGCAATCTAGAATGGTGCCTGGTACTAATATTATTATACCAGATTCAGCATTACAAAAAGAATATAAAGGGTATGTTATTGGTGTAGGTACAGAAGTTTCTGATATTAATGTAGGTGACTTAATACAATATGCTGAATATTGTGTACCAACTGAAATGGAACATGAAGGTAAACAACATTTACTAATTAATGTTGGGGATATTCATGCAATTATACAAGAAGTAGAATAATGTATATATCCATTCCAACATATGAATCTGGTAAATGGACTAATACTGAGTTTGAAACAAGAGACAGTTTTAAAGAGTTTGTTTTATCAATCTTTAAAGAACCTGGATTATATGAATTTAATAAAACAGCTTTAGTTTTTAATGAAGAAGCTGTTAAATTTAACAAAGAAGGTTTCTATTGTTCTGCTCCTTTTAGATCTTCAGATTTTACTTCTTATTGGAATGATCAAAAGAATAAATGCCGTGTGGGGGTTATCTATAAAGATGGTCCCCACTCTTGGTATTTAACCCGTGACTATTATATGTGGTTAAACTTTCTTCCAATATATGATAAAGAAGAAAAGAAGTACGGTTTTGCTAAAGTGCGTGATGCACAATATCACATGGCATTATATGAGATGTTGGCAGAACTAAGTTATAAGCACTCTGCTATTTTAAAGAAACGTCAGATTGCATCTTCTTATTTTCACATGGGTAAGATAATTAATACGTACTGGTTTGAAGAAGGTAGTACATGTAAGATAGGAGCATCTCTTAAAGATTATATTAATGATAAAGGTTCATGGAAGTTTCTTGATGAGTATAAAACTTTTTTAAATGAACACACTGCTTGGTACAGACCAAGTAATCCAGAAAAAGTATTACTATGGCAACAGCAGATTGAAGTTAAAGTAGGTAATAGAAAAACATCAAGAGGACTTAAATCTAAAATACAAGGTGCTTCTTTTGAAAAGAATGCAACAACAGGTGTAGGGGGGCCTACAACTATCTTCTTTCATGAGGAGGCTGGTATTGCACCTAAGATGGATAAGACCTATGAGTACCTAAGACCTGCAATGTCTTCTGGTATGGTAACAACGGGTATGTTTATAGCTGCAGGTTCCGTAGGGGATTTAGATCAATGTGAACCATTAAAGCAAATGGTACTTAATCCTACAGCAAATGATATATATGCTGTAGAAACAAATCTAATGGACAAAGACGGTACTATTGGACTAGCAGGGTTATTCATTCCAGAACAGTGGTCTATGCCACCTTATATTGATGATTACGGTAACTCTAAGATAGAAGAAGCATTAGAAGCTATAAACAATGAAAGAGTTCAGTGGAAAGCAGATTTAAGTCCAGAACAATATCAATTGCGTATATCTCAAAAGCCAACTAATATTGCAGAAGCATTTGCTTATAGAAAAGAATCTGTATTTCCTCAAGGTATTTTATCACAACAACAAAAAAGAATTGAAGAAAAAGAATATGCATATGAGCATATAGAACTTGAAAGAGTCAGTGATGGTATTCTTGCCAAAAGATCAAACAAACTTCCTATATCAGAATTTCCATTAAGCAAGAAAGCTCAAGATAAAACAGGTTGTTTGGTTGTATGGGAAAGACCTGTTTCTAATCCAGAGTTTGGGGCATACTATGCTTCTATTGACCCTGTATCTGAAGGTAAGACAACTACGTCAGATTCATTGTGTAGTATTATTGTATATAAAAACTCTGTTGAAATAACAAGAGAAGGCCCACAAGGATTAGAACGTTTTATAGAAGCAGGAAAGATTGTTGCATCCTGGTGTGGTAGATATGATGATATTAATAAAACACATAGTCAATTAGAAATTATTGTAGAGTGGTATAACGCATGGACTATTGTTGAAAATAATATATCATTATTTATACAACATATGATATCTAAAAAGAAACAAAAGTATCTTGTACCAAAACAACAGATTATGTTCTTAAAAGACCTTGGTTCAAATAGAACTGTTTATCAAGAATATGGATGGAAGAATACAGGTACTTTATTTAAAAATCATTTAATATCATATGCTATAGAATTCTTAAGAGAAGAGATAGATCAAGAAACAGATGATGATGGTAATATACTTAGTACAACTTTAGGTATAGAAAGAATACCAGATCCAATGTTGTTAAAAGAAATGTTAGCTTACTATCCTGGACTTAACGTGGATAGGCTTGTAACTTTTGCAGCATTAGTTGCTTTTGTTAGAATTCAAGAGTCAAATAGAGGTTATTTGAGAAGAACTGAATCTGAATTAGGTGATTCTTTGGTAAATTCAAATAAATTCCATAAATTAAAGTATAGTCCGTTCAAAAATATTGGAAGGAAAAATACTGCTAACGGTGGTCAAAAAGTAAAAAGATCAGCATATAAAAATTTTAGATAAGTATGAAAGTATTTAATGCAATGCAATTGAAGAATGGTGCCAAGGCTGATAGCGGGTATCCGTCAACTTCTAGTCTTACCCAGCCTATACAGTTTTTACCTTCAAAGAAAAAAAATGAAGACTGGGCTGCATGGAATTTAGATTGGCTTGAATTGCAGGGTATGCAATTTCTTAAACAAAATGCCAGAAAACTATTAAAGAATTATAAGTTAGCAAAAGGAATAATTGATAAAACAGATTACATAGTTGAAGAAGACAATGATTATAAAGATCTTGTTGATGTATTAACTAAGGAAGATGAATCAGCTTTAGAGCTTAAGTTTTATCCAATTATACCAAACGTTGTAAATGTTTTATCTGGAGAATTTTCTAAAAGATATTCTAAAGTTCAGTTTAGAGCAGTAGATGATTTATCTTATAATGAGATGCTTGAACAAAAAAGAGCACTTGTAGAAGAAAATCTATTAGCTGATGCACAAGAAAAACTTCTATTTAGAATGATAGAAATGGGTGCTAACCCAGAAGACCCAGAATTCCAACAAAAACTTTCTCCTGAAAATCTTAAGACTTTACCTGAAATAGAAGACTTCTTTTCTAAAGATTATAGAAGCATGGTAGAAGAATGGGCAAGTCATCAGCTTAATGTTGATGAAGAAAGATTTAAAATGCAAGAGCTTGAGGAAAGAGCTTTCCGTGATATGCTTATTACAGATAGAGAGTTTTGGCACTTTAGAATGCTTGAAGATGACTATGAGTTAGAATTGTGGAATCCTGTTTTAACTTTCTATCAGAAATCACCAGATGCCAGATATATATCTCAATCTAATTATGCTGGTAAAATGGACCTTATGACAATTGCTGATGTAATTGACAAGTATGGATACTTAATGAATCAAAAGCAATTAGAGTCTTTACAAGAAATATATCCGGCAAAATCAGGTGCATATCAAGTATCAGGTTACCAAAATGATGGTGCTTATTATGATGCTACTAAATCACATGAATGGAATACAGGTTCTCCAAGTTTAGGTTATAGACAATTTGTATCTAATTGGAATACTTCACCTGAATATGGTGGAGACGTAATTACTTCTATATTAAATGAAGGGGATGATGTTACTAATTGGGGAGAAGGATCTTTAATGAGGGTAACAACTGTATATTGGAAGACACAACGTAAGGTTGGACATTTAACTAAAATAACAGAAGAAGGTGAAGTCATTCAAGAAATTATTGATGAAACTTTTAAAGTAACAGAAAAACCTATATATGATGATTCATTGTTTAAAAATAAAAACAAAGAAACATTACTACAGGGAGAACATATAGATTGGATTTGGATTAATGAAACGTGGGGTGGTATTAAAATAGGACCAAATTTACCAGCGTTTTGGAAATCAAATGCAAGTGATAATATAAATCCTATTTACTTAGGAATCAACAGAAAAAAACCAGGTAGAATACCTTTCCAATTTAAAGGAGATAACTCACTTTATGGATGTAAATTACCTGTTGAAGGTAGAGTATTCTCAGATAGAAATACAAGATCAACATCATTAGTTGATTTAATGAAAGCATATCAAGTTGGTTATAATATGGTCAATAATCAAATTGCAGATATTTTAGTGGATGAACTAGGTACTATAATTATGTTTGATCAAAATGCTTTACCACGTCACTCAATGGGAGAAGATTGGGGTAAAGGTAATTATGCTAAAGCATACACAGCTATGAAAGATTTTAGCATGTTACCTTTAGATACATCAATTACTAATACTGAAAACGCTACAAACTTTAATCATTACCAAACTCTCAATATGGAGCAGACTGGTAGATTGATGTCACGTATACAATTAGCAAATTATTTTAAGCAACAAGCATTTGATGCAATTGGAGTTAATCCACAAAGGCTTGGAGCACCTATTGGCCAACAAACAGCAACTGGTGTTACTCAAGCATTGAATCAATCTTATGCACAAACAGAAGTTTATTTTACACAACACTCAGATCATTTAATGCCTAGAGTTCATCAAATGAGAACTGATGTAGCTCAATACTATTATAGCAATAATCCAAGTGTAAGATTGTCTTATATAAGCTCTGAAGCTGAAAAAGTAAACTTTACTATTAATGGAACTGACCTTTTGTTGAGAGACTTTAATGTATTTGCAACAACTAAAACAAATCATAGAGCTGTCTTAGATCAATTAAAACAGTTAGCAATTACAAATAATACATCAGGAGCTAGTATTTATGATCTTGGTAATATAATTAAAGCTGATTCTATTGCTGAAGTAACTGATATTCTTAAAGATGCTGAAGGAAAGCAAGAATCTCAAAGACAACAAGAGATGCAACAACAGCGTCAAATGCAAGAAGAGCAGCTTAAAGCAAATGCGGAAGAGCAAAAGCTTAAACGTGAATATGATGCAATGGAAGCTGATAAAGAACGTCAGAATGATTTAGAAGTTGCACAAATAAGAGCTGCTGGTTATGGTTCAATGTCAGATATAAATGAAAATAAAGTAAATGACTTCCAAGATGAAATGGCAAACATTAGGGCTGATAGGAAAGACAGAGAAAAAATGGATTTTCAAAGACAACAGGCTACTTTAAAAAATTCCAATGATCAAACAAAGCTTCAAATAGAAAGAGAAAAAATAGCAGCTCAAAAAGATATAGCAGACAAACAACTTCAGATAGCTAGAGAGAATAAAAACAAGTATGATTTTAAAGATTCTAAAAAAGAAAAATAAACTTTTTAAATAATTTTAGAAGAAGAAAAACATAGATAGCTATATACTGCAAAAAATGATAATATTTATATGCATTTTATAAGTTTATTTTTAAAATTGTTTGTATATTATATATGTAAGAAATAACAATTACAAAAACCAACAATATTATGGCAACAGAAAGTAAAACAGTTGAGAGCAATGTAGCTCAAGTTGATATTGATTTAGATAGCTTATTTGATGGAGCAGCCGGAGCAGAAAGTGTTACGGTACCAGAAGAAGATAAACCTAAATCTATATTTAGTAAACCAGAGAAAGTTGACATGTCATTTGCAGATCCTGAGTATAAAGAAGAGGATGCTAAAGATGATAAGGAAGCAGAAAAAGAGGATGACACTAAAGAAGAGTCAGAATCTAAAGAGTTAACTAATGATGATAAAAAAGATGCAGAAGATATTTTAAATGCATTTAATGATGATTCATTAGAAGAAGAAAAGGAAGAAAAAGAGACAAGAGGAAGAAAAAAGATTTCTGGAATAAGTGATGTATTTAACAAGCTTATTAAAGATGAAAAAATTGTTCCTTTTGATGATGATAAAGATTTAGCAGATTATTCTGCTAAAGATTGGCAGGAGCTTATTGAGGCTAACTTGGAAGAAAGAGCAAATCAAGTTAGAAGAGAAACTCCTAAACAGTTCTTTGAAAGTTTACCACAAGAACTCCAAATTGCTGCACGTTATGTAGCTGATGGTGGTCAAGATTTAAAAGGTTTATTTTCTACGTTAGCAGAAGCTGAGACAAAGAAAAGCTTAGATGTTAGCAAAGAAAAAGATCAAGAAACTATAATCAGTGACTATCTACAAGCAACAGGCTACGGTAATGCTGAAGAGATTGCTGAAGAGATTGAAATCTGGAAAGATTTAGGAAAGCTTGAACAACAGGCTATGAAATTTAAACCTAAGTTGGACAAGATGCAAGAAAAGGTTTTAGCTAAAAAGCTAGAAGAGCAAGAAATGCGTAAAGCACAACAGCAAAAAGCATCTCAGCAGTATATGGAGAATGTGTATAACACACTAAAAGAAGGAGCCCTAGGTGACTTAAAAGTTGATAGAAAGACACAGTCTATGCTATACAACGGATTAGTACAACCTAATTACCCTTCAGTTAGTGGAAAGAACACAAACTTATTAGGTCATTTGCTTGAGAAGTATCAGTTTGTAGAACCAAACTATACATTAATTTCTGAAGCACTATGGTTGTTATCTGATCCAAATGGTTATAAAAACAAAATAATGGAGAAGGGTGCACAAAGTAGTGTAGAAAAAACAGTAAGAAAGCTAAAGACTGAACAAGCTAATGCTGGAGGTTCCTCTCTTGGAGTAGATCAACGTGAAGAAGAAACAAAATCACGTTCTACAAAAAGAAAGATACCAAGAAGCAATAACATATTTAAAAGGTTTTAATGAATAAAACAATAATAAACAATAATAATTAACTAAATAACAATTAACAATTATGGCAACTCCGG